AAATTAATCTATCAATTCAACGTAGGAAACATGATAATCTAAATCGTTAGCAGCTCCTGCTGTAACTGCGATTAAATCTGTTTCATCTAAATAAATTGGTGTATCAATCATGCTTAAAGTTGAATCCGCAGGCACAGAAATTGTGCTTGCTATTTTGTAATATGTAGAACCATTGTCATTGCTAATTTCAATTGTTACATCAGCTGCGTTAGTTCCATCATCATTTGATATTAAAATTGTGTCTATTCTTACTGCAGATTCTGCAGCAACGTCTATCATAGTTGTTCTGTTAGTATCACCTAAAGAACCCATTGCATTTTTAGGTGTAATTGTTGCGACGTTTATTAAATTTGGTGTTGCCATTTTTTATCTCCTATTCTTTTTATCCGAAAATCATGGAAAAGACAATACCTTTTCCGTCTGTTGTTATTGTTTGTGTGCTTCCAGTAGCAGCATTATTAGTAACTTGTGCACTTCCAGTGCCATTTGGAGCAACTGTTATATTACCATTTGCTGCATCTGTTATTGTTACTGTACCTGAATTTGTACCAGAATTAGTGTCTAAAATAAGATCATGAGCCCCACTAGACGTTAAAGTAGCATTTCCTGATCCTGTACCAATTACAGTTTCACCACTTCCTTTTGGAACAAGGACCATATCAATATTAGTATCTCCTCCTGTAGCTGATATTGAAGGTGAATTACCTGTTGCTGCATTTGTAACATCAAATTGATTTACTGCAGATCCAGTTGTTTGAAAAATAATTTGTTCATTACCATTTTCATCTCCAATAAAATGAGCGTCATCAATTAAAATATTATGTGAATTAGTATCTAAGTTTCCACCTAGTTGAGGAGAAGTATCATCTACAACTTCTGATATTCCACCTACTCCAACAGAAGTAATATTTGGATTAGTTCCATCATCTGCTTTTGCGTATGCAATTACAGTGCTACCATTTGAAATAGTTGCAGAAGTTCCTGTTCCAGTTACATATTTTAAAACTACATTTTGAGATCCGGAAGTTCCATTTTTAAGAATATAAAGTTGTTGAACATCTAAAGGTATAGTTACATTTCTTGAAGCTGTAAGAGTTCCTGTAAATTCTATAACTCTGTGTGCAAGAGTTGCACCAGTTGATCCATCAGAAACAGATAAAGTTGTATCTCCAGAATCAGAGACAGCTTGAGCTGTATAACCACCAGCTATTTGTTCAATAATTTCTAAATTTGTATTAGTCTTAGTACCCCAAGTTCCTGCGTTTTCACCAGTTGCCTGTTTCTCTATACCGAGAGGTGTATATGTTGAAGCCATATTTTTTTATCTCCTATGCGACGTCACTATAACTTGTATTTGATCCAGTTGCAACATCTGAATAAGAACTATTTGATCCTGTTGATACGTCACTATAAGATGTATTTGACCCAGAACTTACATCAGAATAGCTATTATTCGATCCTGTTGATACATCACTATAAGATGTATTTGAGCCCGTGTCAACAGGTCCATAAATTGGAACTGTTGTAACTGTTCCTAATAAAGAAGTTAATGATTGACCCGTTAAACCTACGACATCTGCAGCAGTTAATGATCCTACAGAAGAAGTTATTGATTGACCAGTTAATCCCATAACATCTGCAGCTGTTAAACCACCCACAGAAGCTGTTGTAGAAAGACCGGTAGGTATTATAATAGGATTTGTAGTAATTTCTGCAGAACCAATACTAGATGTTATAGATTGGCCTGTTAATCCCATTGTTTGATTATCAAGAGCTATAGATCCTACAGAAGAAGTTATTGATTGACCAGTTAATCCCATTACATCTGCAGCTGTTAAACTACCAACACTTAATGAAATATCTTGACCAGTTAGTCCCATTGCATCCGCAGGAGATATTGATCCTACAGAGAAAGATGAACTTATTCCAGTTAGTCCTATTGCTTGATCTGCAACTGTTACTGATCCAATATTAAAAGAAGAACTTACGCCAGTTAATTCAATAACACTATTAATTGAAGATCCCCAAGATTCTTCTCCCCAACCATTTCTTCCCCAACCGACTAATGTTCCAACACTAGATAAACTACCTAATGTAGAAGTTATAACACCTGCAGAAGAAACTCCTATAACATCAGCAGGTGATATTTCTCCAATAGAAGAAGTTAAAGATTGACCTGTTAATTCTACTGTTTCAATAGGTGTAGCTGTAACTGTACCAATAGAAAAAGTTGCTGATACACCAGAAGGTTCTATAGAATATTGAACACCCCAACCAGAATTTCCCCAAGCTTGTCTTCCCCAACCTGCTACGTTTTCAGCGTTCGCTGTTCCTAAAGAAGATGTAATTCCAAACCCTGTTACAGAAACAGTTGTAGTATTATCTACAGTTGGAAATGTTGAATAAACATTAATTCCAATACTTTCAAGAGAGGCTATTGTAACAGGAGTCCCTGTTGCTGTTCCTATTGCTGAAGTTATTGCTTGACCAGATGGTTCAACAGAATATTCAACTCCCCATCCAGAGTTATCCCATTGTTGTCTTCCCCAACCTTCAACGTTAAATGATTGTGGTGTGCCTAAAGCGGATATTGTTCCAGGTGAACTTAAAACAACTGTAACTTCGTCGTCTTGCCATTCATTGGATCCCCAAGTATTTGTGCCCCAGGTTGATGCCATAAGGAAGGCCTCCTTATGCTAATCTTATGATCGCGTTTGTTGCGTCTGCTGTTGGAAATTGAATTGTAAAAGTTCCACTTGTTACAGTTTTGTCTGCACCAAATGCTATAACAGCAACTGCATCAGTTGTTCCTGTGCTTGTTCCAGTTGTTGTATTGTATATTAATGCACCATTTGCAGTAAAAGTAGCAGAGGTATAACTAACATCATCGAAGTCTGTAAATGCAGTTGTTGAAGATAAGGATACTCCAGCATTAGTTAAACTTGCACCACCTGCTGTGTAAGCTGTACCAGATGTATTTGTAATTTCATTTGAAGTTGAATAGTCAGTAGTAGCTGCACCTAAAGATGCAGAACTAGTAAACAAAGCTATTTTAAAAGTATCTCCACTAGACGAACTAAAATTGTGTTTTCCTTGTAAGAGTTCTTGTTTAAAACTTGAACATATTGCTGATGTTATTGCCATATCTTATCTCCTATTAAGGGTTTGCAGAATTTATTGGTATACGAACAGTGCCATCTGTATAGTCATCTCTTCGTCTTCTACCAACTTGCTCATTAGCAAACGCTTGTACTTCCTGTTTATATTTATTTTCGTATAAAGTCAACATGTCTATCGGACCTTTTAAATATCCATATGCCTCTGATAAACAACAATATAACAGACCATTTGGAAAGTTCATACTAATATAATTAGTATCATCGCCTTCTAATAGTGCAGGCATTGCATTAAAATGAACTCTAAATCTATAAGTTGTGTTAGGGACTGGAGAAAAAGCTATACGTCCTGATGTTGTGCTAGACTCCCCTGTACCTCCCCCAAACATAGCGTAATACTTTGGTTGGCCTTGAGCTGCAGAGGTTCCAGTTACATCTTGATATTCTTGTAAATATGTATAATCTTTTTTCTCTAACCATCTATTAGCCCCTGTAGTTTCTGAACCTGCTGTATCATAAACTTGTATACCTCTAACAAATAAACAGCCAGCAGGAGCGTTAATTGATTCTTGTCCTGCAACTAGATTACCTAATTGTTGTTTTCTCTCTGCATCAATAGGTACATCTCTAAAAATTCTATATTGTGCATTTAAAATAATATTTTCTACAACCGAATCTGTTAAAACATTTGAATCTGTTTCAGTATAGTTTCTTATTTGTGTTATTAATCCTGATGCACTTAATCCAGCCATTATTTTGAATCTCCTTTATATTTTTTTAATATTTTTTGTTGTTTATTTGTTAACTCAACAACTTCTTCTTTTTCTTTTTTAGGAGAAAATAAATTTTTTATCCAATTTAAAAAATTTTTAATCATGCTTCTATCGTTACGGGTCCTACTGAACAACCATAACCTCCTCCTTTTATTCCTCCTTTTGTAGCAGTATCTGTATCAACTGTAAAATGAAAAAAATTTTGAACAGAATAATCACTAGTATTTGCAGCACCATTTACATATAATCCTGTTGTAATAGCATAGCCCGCTGCTTTTGCAATATTTGTTCCCGTAATACCATCAAAACTTTCTGGATTAGAATATGCAAAAACAGAAGTACCATTAACTCCTGTTACCGGATTATAAGCAGTTCCTGTTCCTGGAGAAACTGTTGGAGGGCCTCTAAATACATATGTTGTGCCACTTGTTAAACCATGTCCTGGTGAACTAACATTTATAATTCTGGAACCAGATTCATAAGTTTCAAATCCGTTATCAATTATTCTTACAGTTACTTCTGGCTCTTCTCTTCCAGGTCTAACATGTCTTAAAGATACAGCATCTGCTGACATTGGTTTTGGCTCTAACTGTGGTTGTTTTGGTTCAAATTCAGATACATGCACAAACGCACCATTCCATTCTCTAACCATTTCTTTATATGGAAACTCCATACCAGATCTATCTGATATTGCTTTTGCGTGTTTACCTGTTGCGTATTTTGGCATTATTCTTTGTACCCTTTATGTTTTAACCATGCTTTAACTTCCTTATCTGGCGCTGAAGAAACCGCAGCATGAGTATCTGGATCCATAAGACGTGATTCATCTTTAATGGTTGTTCTTTTTTTACCTTCAATATCAATTAGACGTTTAGTTTTACCTTTCCACAATTTTTTAGCAATTTTCTTTTTTCTACCTTCCTTTATTAAATCTAAAACTTGATCTTTTCTTTCAGCCGGATTCTTAGCCATTATTTTTTTAACAGCGCCCATTCCTAAAGTTTTTAATGTCATATGTTTGGATAATAATTTTTATTTTTTTTCTTTTTCTTTTTCTTTTTCTTTTTCTTTTTAGCACCACCAGGTCCTAAAGGTTTGTCAATATAACCACCATATTTTTCATTTTTTCTCATCATGTCAGCTCTATCAGCCAACATATCATTTAATCTTTGCATTGCTTTTCTATAAACTCTGTCTTGTTGTTTTTCACTTAGATCATAAAACTCTTGACCAAAATCTTCATCAGCAATTTCTTCGGCTATTGACTGTATTTTACCTTTGTCCATAATTATGCTCCTGGATAGTATGCTTTAGGTGTAATGTATGTACTAGAAGCTGAACCATCTTCTGCTAGTGCTCTAGCTAATTCATCTTCGTAAGCTAATTTCATTACTTGAACCATTTGTGGTTGATATTTTTGTGCTAAATAATATGCAAGTCCTGATACCATACAAGGCGCAAATCTAAATGGCACATCAGTTGCATTAGTATAATCACCTGCATCTTGAATTCTTTTTATATAATATATATGCATGTCTTTTGATGCATTACTAGAATCAGGTGTTGGATAGACACTAATACTAACGTGATCTATAAATCTTTGGACCCAATATTGATTAGGCGTTCCTTTAGAAAGTTTATTTGAAAAACCTGCATAAGTAGATCTATCAACTTTTGTCATCGGACTATCAGATTGAGTTGTTTGAGTTCTATTAGATCTTAATTGTGCTTCAAGAACATCGGACATTCCATAAATACCAGAAGGAGTAGATGTAGCACTTGTGCCATCATCACTTGATCTGTAAAATTTATATTCTGCTTGTCCTTCAATAAGGTCAACCC